ACGTGCTGGTGTTGGTGGGTTGCGTGCCGTTAGTAACGGTCACGCCACCAGCAGTGTAGTTGGTCCCGAAAACCTCACCCATGGAGTTGTAAACCGTGTCGCCAGCGCCGCGTGTTGCCGATGCAAGATATAACGCTGCCTTGATCGTATCGACCGTGGTACCAGCACGAACTACCGTGGTGCCCAGGGCGTGGATACCTTTCAGCAGCTCCACTTTAAAACTGGTGCAAATTGCTTGGCTGTTTGCCATTTAAGATCCTTAAAAAGAGAGGGCCGAAGCCCCCTCCATGTGGGTTAGCCCGTAATTACGGGATTACTTGTACTAGGACCGTCCCCGCACCGCTGTTTATTACGGTGCCGGGATAGGTTCCGGCGCTCCAAACACAATCTCGGCTGTTTCGGCTTCCGCTCCAACAACTTCAACTGCGCCAGTCGCTGTTACTTCGCGCACTTCGCCAACGTCCAGGTCGGCATCGAATACTGCAGTGATCTGGCAGACGCCAGGTGCCACTGCAACAACCATTGCCGCCAGCGGGCCGGTGGAAGTAACCGTGGCAACGGCGGGGTCACTTGACGTGAACACAACATCGCCATCGATCACTGCATCTTTGCCCGTCGCCGTCTTCGGCGCTACGGTGATACCTACTTGCTGCTCATTTGTTAAACGTGCCATGAATCCCTCTACGAATGTTGTATGGCCGAAATGCCATCTGAAAAGGTAACGATCTTCTTCCTGCGGTGGTGCCTCACCGTCACAGCATCTCCAGCAGAAAACAATGCAGTAGATCTGGTGAATGAATTGCACCACTAATTTCCATAGTGCTATCACGATGATGTTCCCAGGTTAATGCCCACTGTCACATCTTTGCCTGTTCAGCACTGGATTCAGCGATCCCCTGTAATGCGTACATGTGGACATTGTTTTTGACAAGCTCACCGGTGGAGTCGTGCCACGTCTGCGTGAACATAATGAAATCTTTTCCGATCTTCCAATCGCCCGCGTATGTGAGTGATGCCTCGGGAACATTGCCCTTGGTCGTGTAGATCAAAGGGAGGACTTGCGGTACTTCTACTACTCCATCAATCGTCAATACTTCCATTGGTTACCCTATTGGTACTTCATCTTCAGTGCCATCAGCACGCTTGACTCGAGCAGCGATCATCTTGCCGTCCTTGTCGCGTACCTTGGTCACACCCTTTGCCTGACGACCCTCCATCTTCTTCATCAGATCGGTCAACCCCGATTGCACTTGCTTGATGTTGGTTGTCAGGGACTCTTTTTCAGCACCTTCTTTTGCTTTACTTTCGTTGCTCTCGTGGGCGATTTGCCGCTTATTACCTTCGACCATGTTTGTTTTGCTAGCGTCGTGATCAAGTTCTGCTTTCTTCGTGTTCTCGCCGCTAATGAGTTTGGTGACTTCGAGTTCTTTCTGGGTTTGGAGTTGAGCACCGGTCATTTCCTTCTGGGCGTTGATCTTCTCGCCCTCAGTCTGTTGCTGCATACCGGCCTTCTGCAGCTCCACCTTGGCAGATAGCTCCTCCACGTAACGCTTGGTAGCGTCATCCATGGTGGCCTTCCACTGGTTGTATTGGAGTTCAGCCTGCTGCTGCTGTGCCTTGCCCTGGGCCTCGAGTTGGGTCAGTTGCTGCTGTCCCTGCTGCTTCATCTGCTCGAGCAGGATTTCTACTGGCGGTTGCGGTGGATCCTGGGACATCTCGCCTGGATCGTTGTAAAAAGACTGCGGATTGGTGGAACCGCTGGCCTTCGCAACTTCGATCAAGGTACGATAGATGTTCTGCGGTGTCGCGACGGGACCGTTAACACCTTTCAACGGTAGGACGGCCATCTGTGATTGAAACTGCTGCATCAAATTTGCAATCGTGCCTTCTTTGTTCCCGGTACCAAGCCCAACCGAAATCTTGCAGTCAGTACGACGCTTCCACTGCGATGGATCCACGGTTACCCATTTGTTGCGCAGCTTTACAGTGTCCGCTCGGTGTCCGTGCTTCGTGTAAAGACCCTGAGTTATCAGAAACAGTCTCTGAACCCCAAAGCTGAACAAGCGGGCAATCATTTCAACCCGCTGGGCAGCACTTGAAGTGAGTTGTGCGATCCCAGAGGCGGTTTTGTTGAGAACATTCGCATCCGTGCCCTGAAAATAGGCGTTGATGCCTGTCCGGTTCATTCGTCGGGAATCGAAAAACTGCAGCGCTTGCACGGCCTGCGGGAACATATCTGGGACTACTACAGGCATTATTTCCTGTGGTGGCTGTCCGTCTACTCGAATAAGTCCACCAGGACGACTATCAAGCAGATCAGACATATTGACGCGATCAGATACGGCCAGTCTTGGAGTATTGCTGTAATAAAGGTTGTCAATCGCTTGGCGAGTGAAGGCAGTGTTGACATCTTCGATATCCGCAACAGAATCCGCCATGCTCATACCGATATGGCGATGAGCTAATGGAATCGGTGAGATGGAAGCGATTGGAATTTCTTCGCAATCAGTCTTGTAGATGACTGTCCTGCCGATTACGGCGACATACTGCATCTCGGGGATGCCATCGTTGTTCTGGTCGAAACGCACCCAAATACGGCGGAATCTCACCCTGCGCAGGCTTGGATCCTTGTATGCGCCGCTATCGATACTGTTCTGCGACTCGGTGTACAGGTCGCGGGCAAGGTCTATCGGGTTGGAGGAGTTGTCGTAGGCGTCGTCGGTGATGTCATCATCGATTTCAAAGCCTGCAGCACGCAACTCACCGATTGTCTTGTCTTCAGCCCACTCGAAGTAGTTGCAGCCGTCGAGCGTGTAATCGTTGGTGTTGATATCGATCTTGCAGTGCGCCGGATCGATGCAATAGAGGCGTACCTGGCCTTTTTCGTTGATGCGACGGATACGGAAGTCGTGCAGCATCGGTGTGGGCGGTTTCGGCGGCGGTGGAGGCATTGGATGGGGCTGGAATGGCTGTCCCTGCATCTGAGCCTGCATTGCAGCTTGCTGCTGCTGCTGTTGCATCTGCTGCATCTGTTGCTGGTACTGCTGCATGATCAGCTGGTATTGCCTGTCCTGCAGTTCCTTCGTTTCCTCGTCTACTCGAGCCGAATGCTCGAAGATTTCAACCTGCTTGTCCTGGCCCATGAGGGCAAAGGCGTCATCTGATTGGTTTTCGTACAGTTCCGTCTCGGTTTGCTTGATGGTTTCCCAACAGGCGTAGACGTAGCCGTTTTTAAGTAGCAAGGCATCGCTAAACCAGTCGTTAACAATCTGGTGCCATGGATTGCGCTGCGTGATGACGTAATTGATGTACTGCGATTCCTGGTCGGCCTTGTCGATGTCTTCGGGGCCAACTGGATCGAACTCTGCTACTTCGTCGCTATTACAGAATATCCGCGAAAGCGAGGGTTTGATCCATTCGATAGTCTCAAAAACTGATCTATCACGTACCTGGGAACGACCTTCTGGGGCAGGCTCGATATTTTTACCAAGATAACGCTCGACCGCTGTTTGCCTGTCAGTTGAAAGCAGATCGCTGTTATCAGCGTTGTAGGCGTCTTCGGCGAAGGCATTAATTGCGGCGAGTAGATCCTCGTTTGTTGCGGGTTCTTTCTTCGCCAATGGAATACCCCTGTTTGGTCGCTAGTGAGCGCTCGCTAACGATGGGGGCGAGTGTAATGGCTGCTGGAGCGCTGTCAACCTTGTGAGTTTCCAGGTACCACTGCTCCAGCTTGTCCATGCGCTCGAGGAGCTTGGGCCAGTCCTTGAGCAGTTTATTGATGTTCAAGCTACGAGTGCTCCAAACTGGATACGGTGACACTCGAGACGACGGTTGAAGGCGAAGTGAATGAAGCCGAAGCTGAACCAGGCGTCATTTCTGATGATTTGGGAGGTACCGTAACCGTGTAATGCCAGCCAGCGAACGATGTTAGTAATAGTTGTCATGTTCCTGCCCTTCCAGGGTGTGTGGGCTCGCCCAGTGCTACGGGATAGCCAGATTGGGAAACGATGAATTAAATTGATATCTTGACTTCCCAGACACTCCTTGACTGTGCGGTAGCGAACATAAGAACATGGTTATGGAATGGCCAGATTGGGATACTTGATAGGAGCCGCGTGCATCGACTCTGGCTTGAACCCGACGGCCAGGTAGGTGAAGGCGTCACTTGGGTGACTGGCCCAGTTGTGGATGGGTTTCTTGCTGTTTACGCCCGCCAGGGCATCGTATTCATACCTCCAGACTTTAAGTGCTTCTACCCCTTCATGACATCTTTTACGGTCGAACCAGCACATTCTTACGAATTTGCGACCGATTTCGATCCGTTCTGCAATTGTGAGCTTCTTTACGACTCTTGTGTTGCGAATACCCATGCCTTTCATCTGCTCAATGATCGATTGACCACTGCCTAGCTCTGTTTTATCTGCATCATGTGGGAGTAAGTGCCGGGCATAGGCGTAGGGCTTCTCTTTGAGGATTTTGACGTAGTGATCAATTGAAGCTCCTCGAGCTTGATAGAAATCGATAAGACGCGGCTCCCTACCGACTTGCTGGCAGAACCATATCGCGGTGGCGTCGCCGATACCAAGATCCCAACCAGTCCACACCTCTGAACCGGGATCCCAAGGGACAGCAGTAATCCTTCCATCTGCTTCAGCAACCTGCATTTCCTTGCCAAAGACAGCTCCTTTAATGGCCGCTTCAAAGGAACACTCGAGTTCTTGCGCGTAGGCATCTTCAGACATCTCCTTTTTCATGGCTTCCAGCTCGTCAGGGTCCAGGATCCCGGAGGTGGAAGCCTTCAGCATGATGTTGTACCAATCTTCAGTGTTGACTAACGCTTTCTGGTAGGTGTCGTAGAAGGCGTCGTGGCCGCAGGGAGTACCGATGAAGACGGCCCATCCATGTCGATCACTAAGGAGTGGCCTGATAATCTCGTCGAACACCCTGGGATGGATGTCGGCGTACTCGTCGAGGATAACCCCGTCAAGATACAGTCCTCTAAGGCGACTTTCATTTTCTGCCCCGTAAAGGCGAACCCTGGCCCCGTTTGGAAAATCGACACGAAGCTCTGACTCGTTATAAGCGATTCCAGGGATAGCTCCGGTGAACTGCTTGACGTAGCCCCAGGCAATGTCCTTGGCTTGCGAGTATTGGGGTGCGACATAGGCGAATCTCCCGTTGGGGTACTTCGTAAAGGTCATTGCCGCACGGATCAACTCGTTTACACAAGCAACGGTTTTCCCAGCTCTACGATGACAGACAAGGCACGACCATCGTTGAGTCCTGTCGTGGAACGGCAGGAAAGCCCTACGGGGTGCGTAGGGTATCTGGACTAGCAACTAGATTACGAGTTGCGGAAGGCGTCGATCTTGGCTTGCACCTTGGCTACGTCGGCTTCGATTTCAGCGACGAATTTGGGGAAGCTGGAACCGACTGAGGCTTTGACATCGGCCAGCTCGCGCTTGACCGCATCCTCGAGCCGTTCGTAGGCGGGGTGATTCTTCTTGCTCCACAAATAAAAGCCGATACCGATGGCGATCAGGACCAGAAAGAAGACTGGCGAACCGGGTTGGACCAGTTGACCTGTCATTGCGTTGAAAGTGGCGTGCATTGGGATCCTTATGATTGAGACGGTAACCAGGCAATCTGGATATTCGTCTGGACTTGCGGTGTTTCTTTCCTGTTGGCCATGCCCAGAGCCTGGGTGGTGACCTTCAGGGTGGACAGGGCATCATGGATAGTGGGTTCCACATCCAGTTTCTCGTTTACGACACCCACAGCCTTGATGGAGGCAGTGAGCAGACCCTTCTCGAGTGTTTCGCGCAGGGCTGGATCGATGATCTGGGCCACACGCTCCTGGCGCATGGTGTCGAAATCGGGATCAGCAGTGATTTTGCCGAACACGTCTGAGGACACACCCATCAGGGCAGCTTGTTCTTTGCGGCTTTTTTCGGGGTGCTGCAGGATCACCTCGATGGCACGCTCACGTTGCTCATACTTCTTGCGAGCGATGCGGATCTTGATGGTTTTGTGTTGGGCGAAGCTCATTCGTCACTGATCCAACCAGCAACACAGCCCAAAGCTGGTTCTTGGTCACCAGGAATGTAGGTTACGCACTCTGAGGGAGGGCCATCACAGCGAATGATCTGTCCAGGACGCGAGTCGAGAAGGTCACGCACGTTCATGCGACTGGTATCAACAAGCCAAACGCCTCCAGCCATTATCTCCAAACGCTGGTAGTTATCGTTCATTTCAAGAATGGGCTGACGGCCACAACGAAGCACAGTACGCCAGCAGCAAAGAAGTTGATGGGTTTAGCCTCACCCAAGCGGAAGGTGGCCACAGCAAGGAGAACTAAAGAGGCGATGAACAGAACGGTTGTAATCATAGGCACGCAGCGTACCTGAGATCACATCCAACGTGAAGCAGCATCCTTGGCCCCACCACGCTCACTGATAATCGGGGTGCGAGGGCGAGGAGTGCCATTGGTGTCGCCACCAGGACCTACACGGGGCTTATCGTTGCCAGAACTGGGAGCGTTGCCAGGAACCCATGTGAACTGTTCTTGGGGTAATCTGCCATTGTCGCCATCCACAAAGCCCATGTGAACCACGCCATCACGAATCACGTAGCAGCCCTCAACGGTTTCCTTGGTTTTGCCCACGTAGTAGGTGGCACGTTTGGCCCCGTCAGGGCAGATGTCGCCCTTCTCGGAATGCAGGGTAATCATGTCTCGAGTGCCGTCAGGGTTGGCTCCAGGGGACTTGATGGAACCTACTACAGCAGCTGCAGCAGTAGTCGAGAGGATCAGGAAGCAGTAAGCGACTACGATGTAGAGGACCCAGTTAAAGGATGGGTGCCTGATGATCTGCTTCATACTGCCTCGCACTGAGAGGTAAAACCAATAGATGCTAAGACAGATACTACAAGCAGAAGTTGTCAGAGTGCAATCACGGTTTCCAGGTACCGCAAGCGAAGGCCCAACAGACGAGGATTTCGAGGGTCCAGATCGCTATGAGCCAGAACACCCTAATTCAGACTCGAGCCAGCCCAGACCAAAAGAGCAACCACGCAGCCCCAAGCAACGAGACGAATGGAACCAACCAGGTTGTTCAGGGGCTCACGCCAGTTGTTGAAGTAGCTCATGGGTTCCTAGCATACGCTGACAAATCGTCAGTAGCGGTCGCTATTGATCACTTGTGGATAACAGCAGCGGAATCCTGGATTTTCAAAAAAAATAGGCTAAATGGATTTGGCATGTGATAGCTCCGAGTCCTAACACCCTCACCACCCCCCATCGCTCTAGCCCGCGAGTTTGAAGTGAGCGCCTACTAACTTCCTAGATGGGACCCTTTCCCTATGTTAGTGAGTGCTTACATCTATATGGTGCAGCGCATGGTGACGCATATGGTCACATGACACATATGGTCACTAGTGTTGTATACATACAACAGTACGCTATACGTTATGTACCGGATCGGGGCCCGGTTGAGGCGCATCAGGGCTGCGGAAGGGTCGCTACCCCCATCATATAGTTGTATCTGGCTATGCACCAAAGTAGTGCAATCGGTCGGTCGCAGGGTATTTTTTTTTTGAACTATATTTAATCATAAAAATTAGTAGTAGTTAGTTAGTAGTACCTCTATATGACACCTCTCTAGCCTCTATCACGCACCTATTGCGCACTATCCGGACCCTCATCCGTGACCTAACGTGATTGCGGTATATACGTTAGGGCTCGTTAGGCTCACTATTCGTCTGTACCAACTAACTCCCGAAAGGTTTCCAGATGTCACTCTATAGCGCTCCCGTTAAAACGGGTGATTGGAAAACCGACAAGGTTGCAATCCTCCCGATTGAACTAGCAACAGATGCCGCTGTAGTCGGTCGGGCTGCTATTCGCTCAACTGCGTTTGATCTGGCCGACTATTTCGCCTCAGACAATCCCAACCTTGACCGTTCGCGGTTTCTAGCAGCGTGCAAGGTGACAGCATGACCGCCACATTCGCTTGGGATTCTGACGGCCGCTACACCTACCCAGCTATCGCTCACTCAGACGGCCGTATAGAGGTATTGAACGAGGTACCTCACGTCGGTATCGGCACATCAATCAAGTATGCGCAGATTGAAATTAACTCTCGCCGCGCCAAGGTGACCGCATGACAGGCCGTTCCGAGTATTCCGCCTGGCTTGCCATGCATCCTAGCCGCTACCCAGTGCGAGCCGTACCCATTGGCAAGCGTTCCCTACTTAACCGTATTCGCAAGTTCTTAGGAGTCTGATATGCAACTAGCAACCGCAGCTGAAACCGCAGTCATAGAGGATTTGGTAGAGCGTATCGGTATTAGTGAGACGTTGAACCTGTTGGCCGCAGTGTGTGCCGTTCACGCCCTCAACTACGGCGAGGGATTGACCGCGCAGCGATACAACAAGCTAGGCGTATCTATCTCTGAGCTTGCCGATACATGCGAGGGTTGGTAGGTACCTAGGATACGGTATATACAGTACCGTTAGGCTCCAATATGCTTCAATATGTCACTAGGAGAAGTGAATGAGTCCGTCTGAACTGAAGTATCAAGTCGAATCGCACGGCAACGAGCCACATTTTTTCACTCGTCGCACCATGCAATTCTTTGGTGACTCGATGCGCAACTATGGCGTTCGATCCAAGGTACTCGTGACTGATTACGAGGGAGTGCAACACGAATGCTTTGAGTTGTATCGCAAGCGCCCCGTAAAGCATGGTCTGGACTCGTCGGCCTACTTTGATGCTGTTTCGTTTAAGAGGCGCTTCGATGCCAAATAAACCGGTTACCAACCCCTCATTCATCAACGGCACATGGGTATTCAGTACGCCGTTAGCAGATCAAGAGCGCATCGCTGCTTACAACTGGAAAGCGATTGGGTTGCTGGCCGATGAATTGATGCGTAGACGTGAGTACACGTTGAAATTGCCGCCTGTTGAACGTGATGACGACATTGAACAATCGTTTGATAGGTTCTTGCCATGAGTGACAACTGGAATGAGGATTGTCCTATTTGCGGTTGCATGATTGGCCCGTCTCACAGCTACCCGTGGCACTTGGTAGGCGAGGACTGTCGTGCAATTAAGGAACCGGTTGACCAAGAATCGAGAGATGACCCCGATGCATGGTCAGGTGGCTTTGCTGAGAATCACTAACCTTTAAGGAGTCAGTGCGATGACTTTTACCGATAACCCACACTTGGCGTTTGTGAATATCAGGCGCTTTAACAAGGCACCACCGTTCGCAATGCCGCCACCCGAGGGAATCATCCCCCAGATGTGCAGGGCACTAGAGCGCTCCATTAGGCAACCGCATGTATGGGGCAAGAAAAAGCATTACATGTGCTCACGTACTGGGTTGCCGCAGATATATGCCGATGCATACAAACGTGAAGAATTAAGGCAAGCGTATGACTGATACCAAAACCCTGGTCCATGAGTTTCTAAAGAAGTTGGGAGTGATGTACTCGGGCACCTTCATCCCACACTCGCAAAGCCGTAACCGTAAGAAGGTAAAGCTGATCGAGAAGCAACTGAATTGGAAAGTAAACATCAGTAGAGGCCCGCACAAGCTCAAGACCGATTACTCACAAGGCATTGCCTACTGTCCTAGCTACCAACAGGGGCCTATGTCAGTGCATACGGCGGAAGCCCTGGATTGGGAAGTTGAGAATGGTCGGCACTACGAGAAGAACAAGGAGATTGAATTGCCTGCGCTGGAAGATGTGATGTATTCACTCGTCCAGGATTACTCAGTACTCGATCATCCTACCTTTGAATCATGGGCAATCGAATACGGCTATGACCCAGACAGCAAGGGCGCAGAGAAGATTTACAACGCCTGCAAAGACAATGCATTGATGCTGCGTATCTTGTTTGGCGATGACAACGTAAAAATACTGCAAGAACTATTTCAGGACTATTGACATGCTCTGCTACTCAGTAGCACTAGTACTGCATTTAGCCTCAGTCCATGTTGGTGCCGATCTGGATAACGCCAACTATGGTGCTGGTTTGGAGTGTCGTGTTACCAAAGCTATTGCAGTGGAATCCGGTATCTACCGCAATAGCTACGGTGATCGCTCATCCTATGTTGTTGGTGAGTACCGGCATACATTCGAGAATGAATGGGCCATTGGTGCTGCAGCTGGTATCGCTACTGGGTACCCGAGAGGCAACATACCCATTGGTGGTGTCACGCTGCATACACCGCAGTATCAGGGATGGGGCGCTCGCTTGTTAGCTGGTCCCAAGGTTCATGAAGGTGGTGCGCATGTGTTGCACCTAATGATTACCAAGGAGTTGTGATGGATGATTTTGCAGAGTTAGCTTTGAAACACGCCCACACCGCGACTAAATGGGCATTGGTTGCATTGGTGTTTGCAGCAATCTCATTAGCCTTTTCGATGGCAACAATAGGACAGTGCACCTAAACAAGGAGTTGTGATGACCGAGGACGTTAAAAACGTGGTGGAGGCTGTTTTTAATCTGAATAAGTGCATCAAGTTGATTACACAGGAACTGAAGACCATCAATCAGCGCCTTGTGGCATTAGAGATTAACCAAGGAGCTGTGAAATGAAATCCAAACCCCGTGCTGAGATAGTTCAGAATCCTCTCAACTTCCCAGTTGAAATTAGTATGCTGTTCGAGAAGGCGGCGTATGGTCCCGTTCGAGTCCCAGAGGCAGGCAAGGGCTTTGATACTGCTAACGAAGCACTGGGCGCGAAGATGGTGATGGCTCGCTGGAAGGCACAGATGAAGCGATCCAAGGAATCGCCTAAGCCCTGGCTCGATTTGATTGCCATGATCCAATTTACCAACCCCGAGAAGGATGCAGACGGCTGGCACTTCTTTGTACGTCCGTTCTCAGGTTCGGTAGTCGATCTGGCTAAGTCTGTGGTGGGTACGCCAGTGGCTGCAGATGAGTTCTGGAAAACTTATACGGGGGCATGATGACACTCTCTGAATACTGCGATGCGATCAACGTGCAGATTGAAATCATTCGCTACCCCAACCAGAAAGAACGCTGGTCTGCCAAGTTCTATCACTGCGATGTGATGGATGATGGAATGCTCTGCGGTACCTATGGTGATGGCACCAATGCCTTAACTGCACTCAGGGACTACCTGAAACAGATAGAGGGTAAGCGTATTGCGCTCGATGCTGGGAGTAAAGAGCGCAGGGAGTTCCTGGTTCCGGTGGGAATAACGCTATGACTGTGACCACTATGACACGTTGGATGAAGCATCGAGAGAAGCATGGGGTGTGGCATGTGGCAGTCAAGACTCAGTTCTCTGATGCTTGGGTCACTAACTGCCGTGGTGACATGCTATTCGGTTCCATTGGTCCCATCGTGCAGCAGTTCGATGGTTTGCCCAAGAGTCCGAAGTGTGTCAGGTGTACGCAGCTGTATCTTGATAGCCAGAACACGGTACATACACCAGAATAGTTTCCAGATACCGTCTCACTAACAACTATAGGAGTGAATCATGGACACACTGATCTACGTCGCACCCCCAGGACAGATCAACTTGGGTTCCCAAGACGAGCCACTGGTCAACATCGAGTCGTGTCCTGTGCTGGTTGAAGGACATGCCATTCCTGGTCACATTGATGGGGATGGGCATCCGTATCGCGCTGGCTTTGACATTGCTTCACTCAAGATTGCCCGGCCTACCGAGTTCGTGTCCTCACATGCCATTGTGGTGGCTGAGACAGGCATGGAGTTCCATTGGCGGCAAGTTCCCCAAGCGCTGCAGTGGGCTGATGAGCAGGTAGGAGGTTTCTATGATCGTTAAGCTCTGGGAATGGCTGAATCGGTCCCTGTACGTAGGTGACTTCAACTCCATCAATACCGCCCCTGCTACAGAGGAGGACTGGAGCCACTACTACCGGAAGGAAAGCGACGTGGAGGCCATCAAGGAGTCAATGGGTCCACGCTACCTATTCCACTACTCCAACCGGGTCAAGAGGGTGGATGGCAAGGTGTACGGGGAGCCCCAGAAACGGGCTAAATTGAGAAAGGTTTAGACTCCAGAAACGGTATTTCAAGAACCTGTGTTGGTACCGTACAGACTGGGCACAGGTTGTGCTGTCAACTGCGCCCAAGGCCACTAAGGTTCCTGGTGTTTGCAAGCGGGAACACTGAACCGGGTGGATTTCAATTACTACCATTCATGAGAGAGAACAGCTATGAAGCTCGAACTATACAAAGACGTGGACAAGGAGTGGCGTTGGAAAATTGTGGCCCGTAACGGTAGAACAGTGGCAGACGGCACCGAGGGCTACAAGAAGCGCGCGACCATGAAGAAAACACTGCGGAGGATGGGTATCCACAAGATTGTTCCAGATGCTGTGGACCTGATTGCCGAGTAGATCGAAAGCGGATGCCGGTACTGGTGACCAGAAATCGCCGGACGTAGCGAGTAGAGTAGATACGCGATAGATCGCCAGAGGAGGGGAAGAGCCTCCTCACCATACAATGCTGTGCGGGGAAGGGACCACCTAAAGGACCACCATAATGATAACGATTGGAGTAGTTCTTGCTGCAGTAATTACCGTTACCTTTGAATTAGTTACCCCAGGTAACGCCTTTGATACCACCGTAGACGGCCTGCGTTTCAGCTCCCCGTGCTGGTTCAAGATCAACCAGCAGTTGATGGTGGACCGTGCCAATAACTGCGATCACCCTGTTAACCCAGGTTTCAGCTATCCGGGGGACGTAGCACTCGAGCGTGGTGGTCTGCCCTTCGACTTCCTGGGGCTGGATACCTATGCGCCCCTGTCACCCATGGGAGTGGTCATCCTGTCCTCCAGGGGGGACATTTACAGCAGTCCTACTGCCGAACTATCTACCCGGTTTGATCTGGACTGGCCCGGAGTCACCTGGGTGTCCGTGGTGGAGTGGACTGACGGGTTCCACCAGCGGCATGGCTACGACAATATCCGGTACAGCTTCGAGATAGACGAGCCTACTACCGCTGTGCTGGTGGGTATAGCCGGACTGATTGGATTCATTTTCTGTAGACGAAGGGGAATAGCTTGAATTACGACAACACCATGCTCAAGGACTACAAGCGGTGTGAGCGACTGTTTTTCAACAAGTACGAGATGGGCTATATCGGGGAGGATGAGTCAGTGCATCTTCATGCTGGCAAGTGTTTCGCCAATGCTATTGAAGCTGCTCGCATAGCGTATTACGACAAATGCTACAAGCTCGATGTATCCATTCTCGATGGGGGTCAGGTACTCATCGACAGCTGGGGTGACCCTACATTGTTCGCCGGTGAAACCAAGAACATGAGTCGCATGTTTGCGGCCTACGAGAAGTACACCGACGACTTCCCAATCGACCAGCACCCAGTACATCGTGGTGCAGATGGCAAGCTCATGGTGGAGTGTCACTTTGCCTTACCCTGGGGTACGCAACGTACTGACGACGTATATAGCGGCACCCCGGATACCGTACTCGAATATGGAGGTGGGCTGTGGTTAGTGGACGAAAAAACAACCGGAGGAAGCTTCACCCCAACCTGGATATCACAGTGGAAAAGGTGGGCGCAATATACCGGGTACGTGTGGGGCCTTGGTATGAAGGGGATCAAGCTCGATGGTGTCTTGTGTCGTGGAATAGCGGTGCAGAAGACACAGATCAAGACTATCGAAGTGGCGTCACCCCGTGCTGAATGGATGGTCAACGAATGGATCCTGAGTACCACCAAAACCATCGAGCGTATACAGCGTTCGCGTGAAACGTCTTCATGGGATGGTGCTAACGATGACAACTGCGTAAAGTACGGGCGTGAGTGCGAGTTCCTTGGTCAATGCACTTCCCCCAATCCTGATTACAGCAAGTTCAAGCGTGGTACTTGGGAACCGTTAACTAGACAGTGGGTGGCGAGATGAGTATGAAAGTTGAAGTCACGGTATCTGACATAGTTCGCTCACTTACCAAGGGAGTGATTACGCAGCGTGTTGCTGTCAGGAAGCTAGAGGCGCTGATTACCAAAGAGACTGCCGCAACACTGGCTGAAATTGATTCGCAGCTCAAGGCCAATCGTGAGCATATCGTGGTCCACACGGACAACCTGTGATGGAAATCTGGATGCCAGTTTCTGGGTACGAGTACACCTACGAGGTGAGTAACCTTGGCAATGTACGGTCGGTAGATCGCTGGGTTGATGGTCGGTGGAAACTTGGAAAGTTACTGGCGCAACGACTGAATAAAGGAACTGGGTACCCGACAGTTACATTGCGCTATGAGATAGCAACTGTTCACACGTTGGTAGCGGCAGCTTTCATTGGTCCACGTCCGACTAAACATGATGTAGCTCACACCGATGGTGATAAGACCAACAATCGAGTAGTGAACCTGCGCTATGCGACCAGAAAAGAAAATTGCCATGACATGGTTGCGCATGGTACGAGAACTAAAAGACTAAGCATCGAACAGGTTACTGAGATTAAAAAGTCGTTACTGAAATTTGAAAACCAGTATGACATTGCGAATAGATACGGTATCGATCAATCAAACGTATCCCGCATAGCCACTGGAAAAAATTGGGGGTGGCTGTGCGTCACAAGTTACTAATATTGGGAGAGAGTGGCACTGGTAAGACTGCTGCTACCGCGACATTGGCTGGGATACCTGGCAAGAAAGTTTTCTATCTCATGATGGAGGACTCGCTCCGCGTTATCACTCGTCGCATGATGGAATTGTTTAAGGAAATCCCAAGTAATGTTTATTGGCATAACTTCAAGTATCAAGGCCCATCTCTCGATTCCATGATCAATGCTTCCACTGCCGTGATGTCAATGGATGAGGAGCAACAACTGAAATGGAGAGACAAGGATCGTAAGTCGTCACAGGGTTTCCAGAACTTGTTGAGGTTTCTCAAGAACGTAACTGATGATAGAACGGGTGAGCAGCTTGGTTCTATTGAACAACTGGATGACTCTTGGATTTTTGTATGGGACAGTCTCACCGCTATTTCAGAGATGGTGATGGCCGAATACTGGGGCAGCAGAGTTGCTGTTGATGCGAGAGAGTTCAGCGGCCCCCAGTCCAAGCTAACAACCTTGCTATCGGCAATGTGCTGGCAATGGCCCGTGAACGTGGTAGTGACAGCGCATACCGAAGACAGGGAAACTAGCAAGGCATCTGGGGTATTCAAGAAGTATCCCAGGAGCATAGGAGCCAAACTGAAAGATGAACTGGGACAGTATTTTGACGACATTGTATGGGCCAAGAGAAACGGCAAGGACTTCCAATGGGACAACCAGTCTCCGATGGCTGCCACCAAGTTTCGCGATCTGTTTGCTGGTCTGCATCAAGCTGATGCTAGGCCCGTGTACGCCGCTATAGAGAAGATGGATTCAACTGTGGTAGCTCCACCAGTGGTGGTGAAATGAAGGCCATAGACATGGAGGCGCTGATTCATAACACCAATAGCGTGGATGAGTTGCGTGAGATTGCCTGCGCACTTCATTTCAGGCTGGAGGAAGCCTTGGCATTGCTTGCTAAATACTCGTCGTTGTTGAAACAGGAATGAGAGCTTTTC